AGTCCAGCTAATTCTCATAATAGAAGTCAAGCTCCAATGTTAATGGATACAAAATATTACGACCTTAATGATATGTTTGCACAACATTGGGTTGAACCTATGAAAAAGTGGTTTGAGGATAAATTTAATTTACCTATTAAAAGTATAACATCTTACTAACTAAAATATAAAAATATGAAAATAATTATTACAGAGAATAAGTTATTTAATTCCATTACAAAGTATTTGGAAAATACCTACAATTCAAACGATGACATAGAATGGGTATATGACGAATCGTATGATTATGTGAATGATGAATATGATGACCCAATCAATGAAAATATAAGACTTTATTTTAATGGTTGGCTTGATGGTGACAATAGTAATGTGATTTTTACATATTACGATAAAGATTATTGGGATGACCCTTCAGGAAGAGCTGAAGCACCAAAGTTAGTAGTTACTGAATATGATGAACTTACTGAAATGTTTAGTGAATATTGGAAAGAACCAATGAAAAAATGGTTTGAGGAAAAATTTGATTTACCGGTAACTTCTGTTACACGAGATGTGTAAAAATATAAAAATATGAAAATAATAATAACAGAAAGACAAAAAAGACTACTTGAGAAGATAACCAAAACAGATGTTATATGTGACAATTGTGGTTGGACTTGGAAGTTATTAGATGGTGGGAACGACCCTTATATTTGTCATAAATGTGGTCACGATAATGAAGAAACTAATTATATTGGTAAAAAAGTTATGGTATATTATAACCTACATAAACACACGTTCTCAATAACCTACAAAGGTTTAGTTATTAGTCACGCTGATTATGTAAAATTAAGTGATGTTGAATTTAGAGTTAGACAGGGTGGTAGAGAAAAAGTTATTAAAGAGAAAAGTAAAAATGTTCACTCATTTGTAATTGGAACATTAATGGATTATTGTAAATATCCTTGTGAGAGTTTACCAAGTGAACCAAATAGCAATATTGTAACCTATAACCCATATAAGTATAACTCTTATGTTATGAAAGACACCGAAGAACCAATATACAATTCCGGTGAGGTTGAGATGATAAATTCAAGAAACAAAATATTTATAACAAAACGATAAAATGCCATTACCTAAAAAAAATAAAAAACATATTCCTTTAACTTATACTAAAACTCTATATCCTAGACGACAAGAATTAGTTGATAAGATAAATGAACACGGAACTTATTTACCTAAATCAATACTACATGCCGATTTAGATGGGGGTTTTTTATCATTTGTAAAAAATGATTTGAAAACAGTCGTAGATGGGAAAACCATTCCTATGATTGACATTTTAATGACTACTCAAAACTGGTCTCAATTTACGGAGACTTGGAATTTCCAAAATATAGATAAAAACGCTGAACCCCCATTTATAACAGTGGTTAGAATACCTGAGGTTAAGTATGGGACTAATCCGGCTATAATTTACAATATACCAAATAGGAAACAATATTTCTATGCTCAAGTACCGACTTGGGATGGACAACGACAAGGTATGGATATTTATAAAATTCCACAACCAATTCCTGTTGATATTTCATATACTGTAAAGATTGTATGTAATAGAATGAGGGAGTTAAATGAGTTTAACAAAAACATTTTAGGGATGTTTGCTTCAAGACAGGCTTATACAGTAATCAAGGGACATTATATTCCGGTTATTATGGGTAATATTTCTGACGAATCAGTTACGGAGATTGAGAAGAGAAAATATTATATTCAAAGTTATGAATTTACGGTATTAGGGTTTCTTATTAATGAGGATGAATTTGAGGTATCACCGGCGATAACGAGAGTGTTACAGGTTGTTGAATTTGAGAAAGAACCAAGAAAAAGGAGAGTTAAGGTTGATACTAATCCTTCTGGGGTATCATTAACTTTAGAATATCCAATAGATGTTTTATCCGTTACCCAAGTATTTGATTACACTGTAAATATAAATTTAGGTGATACATCAAATGTTGATACTTTTGATGTTTATATTAACGGTGATTTTTACGGGTCGGATTTATCGGAAATATTAATTAATACAAATGATGTTTTAAGAATTGATATAACAAAACAAGATAATCTTACAACAGCGTCAATTAAATTAAACAATGAGTTAATTTAATTCTCACCATAGATATCTTTTTTATCTTTACAAGTCTCAATAATTAAATTTTCTAAAAACTTATAAATTTTAATACCTCTTTTTTCACAATATAGTTTTAATATGTTGTGAGCATCTTCCGATATCTTTAAGTTTTTTATTTTTTTATTGTTCTCTTCCATAGTATATAAATACTTCATTTGCGTAAATAGGTCGTTTATTGATATTATTAACCGATAAGTAGAAAAAAGGTAGAAAAAAGTATCCTAAATTATAAATTCTTTATAGTTAATAAAGTGTTTTGGTTTTTTTTGTAATATTTATATATAAACAATAAATTATTTAACTAAAAAACTAATGGCAACAAACAGTAAAGTATTTGTATCTCCTGGAGTATACACATCTGAAGTTGATTTAAGTTTCGTGGCTCAGAGTGTGGGTGTAACTACGCTAGGTATCGTGGGGGAAACTCTTAAGGGTCCAGCATTTGAACCAATCTTTATACGAAACTTTGATGAATTTTCAACATTTTTTGGGGGAACATCTCCAGAGAAATTTATAAATACCCAAATCCCTAAATACGAGGCGAGTTATATTGCAAAATCTTATTTGCAACAATCAAATCAGTTATTCGTAACTAGAGTATTAGGTTTATCAGGGTACGATGCGGGTCCATCTTGGACAATAACATCTGTGGCGAACGTAGACCCAACAACAATTGATTTCAAGTGTTCAGGTTCAACTACCGTTGATTGTGAAATCATATGTACAGGTTACACTAAAACATTAATGTCTGTTAACTTTACAGGTTGTACTGGAAATATTGATAGTATTGGCTTCACAACAAGTTTCCCAGCTGCTATCGCAAACAAAATCAACACATCTTACGAATTGTTCAACGGAAGTACTTCAGTTATCAGTAATGATTTGAAAAGTCAAATTTTTGATATTATCAGTACTCCAAGTAAATCTGCAACATCTGTTTATTATTTCGGAGCTATCGTTGGTGATGATTATACAGCATTATCAGGATATACTGCTCAAACAAACGTTTTTGGAGTTAATAATGTAAATGCTGATTTAATTAATTATTCTGCACCTCAAAATGACGCTTGGTATTACTCATTATTTGATAATGTTGGTAATTCAGTTTATAGTGGTAGTTCATTCTATTCTACAATTACTAATTTCACTCAAACATCTCAATCAAGTAACTGTGCTTCATTCTACAGCTATAGTATTAGTGGTACATCAGGAAGTATTAATTATAATACAAATACAATTGATGTTGTATTACCTTATTCAGGTTTCTCAGGTACTTCATTCTCAGCATTAACAGCTGGATTTAGTGCTTGTACTAGTAATGTGAAAGTTGGTGGAGTTTCTCAAACAAGTGGTGTGACTGCTAATAATTTTACGGGTGGTTGTTTAACTTATGTTTTAGTTTCACAAGATTCTAGTGTTACAGCTAACTGGACAGTATGTGTTACATTACAAAATCCTTGTGCTCCGGCAACACCAAGTAATTCAGGTAATAATAATACTGGAACTATTCAAACTTGTTATTCTGGAACTGTTACAGGATATGTTTATACTTTTGAAGGAACATCTTATTCAGATTACGATAATTTAGTGTTAGCTACATTACGTTCAAGAGGTATTGCGACATATTCAACAGATAATGGACCGGTATATGAAGTTAGTGATTTAAATGATGTATCATTGAATGTTACAGGTGCTACATATTCAGGAGTGACTAAAAACCCATATAATACTTTCGGTATTAATTTAACAAATAAAGATGGTGAGATTTTCTTCTTTGAAACATCTTTCAGTAATTCTGACCCAAAATATTTAGGTAAAGTATTTGGAATGTCTAACTTCTCAAAACCTAGAACTACTGTTCCGGTATTCGTTGAGGAAGATTTCCAAACATTATTAACTTACGCTTATAGAAAAGGTTATATTAGAGGTATTAATAGTCAATTAACTTCTTTACCTGATGCTAAACAAGGTGTTGATGCAACATCAATCGCTTGGTATTTAGAAAAATATCAATCACCAACATCTCCTTGGTTAGTTTCTGAATTAAGAGGTAATAAAGTTTATAACTTGTTTAAATTTACAACAATTGCTGATGGTGATGCTGCAAATACTGAAGTTAAAATTTCTATTGCTAATATTTCATTCAACAATGGAACTTTTGATGTTCTTGTAAGAGATTTCTACGATACAGATAATAACCCTGTTGTTATTGAGAAATTCACTAATTGTTCTATGAACCCTAACGACAATTCATTTGTTGCTAAAAAAATTGGTACATTAGATGGTGAGTATGAATTAAACTCTAAATACGTTATGATTGAAATTAACGAAGATGCTCCAGTTGACGCTCTTCCTTGTGGTTTCTTAGGTTATAACTATAGAGAATACGCTGGTGCTCGTTCTCCGTTCCCAATTATTAAAAACAAATATGATTTCCCTGGTGAAGTTGTTTATAATCCACCATTTGGTATTTCATCTGGAAGTGATAACGCAACAACAAGTGGTGGTGATAATGTTCGTAGAACTTATTTAGGTATTTCAGATACTATTGGTATTGACTTTAGTTTCTTTACTTATAAAGGTAAACAACTTCCGTTGAACGTATGTAATGATACGACAGGTGATGATTGGGCTTTTAGAACAAAAGGTTTCCACATGGATAAAAATGCAAGTGGAATTACAATTCCTAATACATTCTCAACTAGTGGTACTTCAGCTTTCTTCGTTGGTTCTGCAGAATTTACTGCTGACCCGGATAATGAAAGTAATCCATACTACAGATTGTTTGCTCGTAAATTCTCATTGCTAGTTCAAGGTGGATTTGACGGATGGGATATCTATAGAGAATCAAGAACAAATTCTGATAGATTTTCAATAGGTAAAACAGGTTATTTAAAAGGTGCTTGTGTTAGCACTAAATATCCTTCAGCTACAGGTTGGGGTGCGTTTAAACAAATCACGATAGGTGATAATAGTCAAGATTGGGCTAATACAGATTACTACGCTTATTTATTAGGTCAAAGTACTTTCTCTAACCCTGAAGCAGTTAACATTAACGTATTTGTAACACCAGGTATTGATTATGTTAATAACTCTAACTTGGTTGAAGACGCTATTGAAATGATTGAGTTCAACAGAGCGGATTCATTGTATATCACAACAACTCCTGATTACAACATGTTTGTTCCTTCAGTAGGTGAAACAACTGACTTAATTTATCCTCAAGAAGCTGTAGATAACTTAGACCAAATAGGTCTTGACTCTAACTACTCTGCAACTTACTACCCTTGGGTGTTAACTAGAGATAGTGTAAATAATACACAAATTTATTTACCACCAACAGCGGAAGTTACAAGAAACTTAGCTTTAACTGATAACATCGCATTCCCTTGGTTTGCAGCTGCTGGTTATACTAGAGGTATTGTTAATGCTGTTAAAGCAAGAAAGAAACTTACTCAAGAAGATAGAGATACGCTTTATAATGGTAGAATTAACCCAATCGCAACATTCTCTGATGTTGGAACTGTAATCTGGGGTAACAAAACATTGCAAGTTAAACAATCTGCTTTAGATAGAATCAACGTTAGACGATTATTGTTACAAGCACGTAAATTAATTTCTGCTGTATCTGTAAGATTATTGTTTGAACAAAATGATGATAAAGTAAGACAAGATTTCTTAAACGCTGTAAATCCTATTTTGGATGGTATTAGAAGAGATAGAGGTCTTTACGATTTCCGAGTAACAGTTTCTTCTGACGCTGCTGATTTAGATAGAAATCAAATGACGGGTAAAATATACATAAAACCTACAAAATCGTTAGAATTTATTGATATTACCTTCTACATTACTCCTACCGGAGCTTCTTTTGAGAATATTTAATATACTTAATAGATTTTTTTATAAAAACCCTCTAATTTTTTTAGAGGGTTTTGTTTTTTTATTTATTTTTGTATATTTATATGTAGAGAGGTTCTCTTAATTAACATTAATATTATACCAATGAAAATAGAATTAACTTGTCAATATTGTAATAATTTATTTACTACCGATTATAAACACAGGGATAAAAAATTTTGTAATAGAAGTTGTTATTTTGGTTATGCTAAAAAAAATAATTTATTAGGAAAACCAAAAGACGAATCTGTTAGAGAAAAAAGAACTTGTTTACAATGTGGTAGTGAGTTTATTGAACGAAAAAAACATAATAAAACCATATGTTCTGATGAATGTCGGTTAATTTGGTCCAAAAAAGATGAAAATAAAAAAAATAGAATATTAAAGTCAAAAGAAAGTTTATTGAATAGGTATGGTGTTGAAACTTTTTTTGATACGAAAGACTTTAAGTCAAATTATAAAAAAATTTTTATTGAAAAATATGGTGTTGAACATCCAATGCACGACCATAATATGGTTAATAAGTTAAAAAATACTGTTAAAGAAAAACATTTAACCCAGTTAATACCACGATTAGGTGATGGTAATTTAACATTACTTGATGAATACTCAGTTAATAAAAGTGGAAACACTTCTATGTCCTATAACTTTCAATGTAATATTTGTGAAAATATATTCTCAAGTACCCTATTAGGTTCTGGAAAAATACCAATATGTAGAAAATGTTATCCTATTATTAAAAATTCTAAATTGGAAGAAATTGTTAGAAATTTTCTAAATGATAACAATATTAAACACGTTGATAATAATAGAAAAATTTTAGACGGTAAAGAAATTGATTTATATTTACCCGAGTTTAATTTGGGTATAGAAATTAATGGTAATTATTTTCATTCTGAAAATGCTGGAGAAAAAGATAAACATTATCATTTAGATAAGATGATTTTATCTAATGAAAAGAATGTTAAATTATTACAATTTTTTGAGGATGAGATAATATTAAAAACTGATATTGTATTTTCAAGGTTATCTAGTTTATTAAACATTAACAAGTCAATATTTGGTAGAAAATGTAAGATAAAAGAAGTTAATAAAAAAGACTCAACATTATTCTTAAATGAAAATCATTTACAAGGTAATTGTATTGATAAACATAGATTTGGATTATTTTATAATGATGAATTAGTGTCTTTAATGACATTCAGTAAAAAAAGAAAAGTTTTAGGTAATAAAAATAACACTATTGATGAATATGAATTGATAAGATTTTGCAACAAAAGAAATACCACAGTTGTTGGCGGATTTTCTAAATTGTTGAATTTTTTTGTTAAAACATTTAACCCTAAAAAAATAGAAACTTATGCTGATATTCGTTGGTCAGGTCTAAACCCCGAGAATACCGTGTATTATAAAAATGGGTTTACTTATTTACATCAAACACCACCAAATTATTGGTATATTAAAAATAATTGTTATTTACATAGATTTCATAGATTTAATTTTAGAAAAGATTTGTTAGTTAAAGAAGGGTTTTCTAATGAAAAAACTGAATGGTCTATTATGGTTGAAAAAGGTTATGATAGAATTTGGGACTGTGGTTCATTAAAATTTGAAATAAATTATTAATAAAAACCCTCTTTAATCGGAGGGTTTTTTTATTTACGATATATTTATAAGTATGAGACTTAAAAACAAATTAAAAGAGGGGATTGATGAATCCGGAACTCCAGATATGAAGTACTACGCTTTTGACTGGGATGACAATATTGTTACAATGCCAACAAAAATCATTCTTAAAGATGAGGATGGTGACGAAGTTGGTATGTCAACACAAGATTTTGCTGAATATAGAACAGAGGTTGGAAAA